AATAACCTTCATGGTTTCAAAGTATACATGTCTAACAACCTACCTTCTATTGGAACTGGCCCATCTACTACTGGTGGTACAAACTCCTCTAACTTTGGTATGATTGTTTCTGGACATTCTTCTGCTGTAGCAACTGCCGAGCAGATTAATAAGACTGAAACATATCGTGACCCTGATAGCTTTGCCGACATAGTTCGGGGAATGCATTTGTATGGACGTAAGATACTTAGACCTGAAGCTCTAAGTGTTGCACGTTATTGCTTGGTATAAGGAGACTGAATCATGGCTACAGTAACAACCTTAAGTTCAGCGGCTCGTGGCTCAGATGCCAGAGGTCGCGCTCCTTACTTGGTGCAAAATAGTATTGACTTTGGAGCTGCTGCTACCGCTAAAGGTACTGCACTAGCTGCTGCCGATATTATTCAAGCCATAACAGTACCTGCTAATACTATGATATTAGATGCTGGTTTTGAAGTAACAACAGTTCACGCTGGTACTTCTTCTGACTGTGCACTAGATCTAGGAGTGACAGGTGTTGATGTGGATGCATACGTTGATGGCTTTGACTTTGACGCTGCATCAGCAGGTGCATACAGTGTAGGTGCAGGTAATGGACCTCTCACTGTTGGTGCAACTGCCGACACGCTTGATGTCTTAATTCAGGCACAAACTGGAACTACAACGGCTGGTGTTATCCGTGTCTTTGCATTATTGCTAGACGTTGATGACATAGGCACTGTAGGTGCAGATGAAGTGGATCGTGATACACTCGCGTAACACATGTGAAAGGGGTGGGATAAACCTGCCCCTTTCTACTTAGGGATATATTATGGCTACAACATTTCTAACATTAGTTAATGATGTCAACAAAAGGCTGAATGAAGTTGAGCTTACGAGTTCCAACTTTGGATCAGCTACAGGTTTTTATGCACATATAAAAGATGCGGTCAACTCTGCTATACGCTACATTAATGAAAGCGAGTATGAGTGGCCTTTTAATCATTCAGAAAAAGAACAAACATTAGTTGCTGGTACAACAAGATATGCGTTTCCAACAGATGCTAAACTTATAGACTTTGAATCGTTTAGAATAAAAGAGAGTGCTACATTAGGAAATGACACAAAGAAACTAGCTTTAATTACATATGATGAATACTTAGAAAAATACGTGGATCAGGAGTACGCTGCAAGTCAGACACGTGCACTGCCACGTTTTGTTTTTCATGGACCTGATCTAAAGTATGGTCTGATAGAACCACCTGATAAGGCATACACATTAGTATTTGACTACTATGTATTTCAGGCAGACCTATCTGCTCATGGTGACACAATGGTTATCCCAGACCGTTTTAAGCACGTTGTAGTGGACGCTGCAATGTTTCATGCATATATGTTCAGGGGTAACACTCAAGATGCTGTGGTGGTCAAGGAGAGGGCAGATGAGGGCATTAAGGCAATGCGTTCTATGTTAATTAATCGTTATCATTACATGAGGTCTTACATGATACCTGCTGCGACAGGAGGACGTAGACTAGGTTCGTCTAGGTCTACAGCAGGATCGAGCTTGGATAGTCTATAATGCCTGACGCATGGGAGACATTTAGAATAGAATTTAAAGGTGGGCTTATAACTAATCTTAGCCCATTACAACAAGCTATCAATGCTCCCGGTTCTGCCAGAATACTACGTAACTACGAACCATCTATTGATGGAGGTTATAAACGTATACAGGGTTATGAAAAATTTGATAGTGCTATTATAGCACCATATGGTAATCCAGTTGTAAATGGTGCATCTCAATCAGGTACATCACTATCACTAAGAGCTATACATACTACACCTGCCGTTGGTGATACACTTACAATAGATGGTGTTTCTGGCACATACACGGTAGCTTCAGGCGGTGTTAGTTACACTGCTGCTAGAGATGAAGTTACACTAACACTTACTAGCTCTTTAAACTCAAGCCCTGCTAATGGTGCAGTAGTTACATTTGTTACCGTTACTACAGAAAATTATGCAAATGGTATGACTTTCTTTAATAATAAAGCTGTTGTAGCTATGAATGCAGACATAGTAGAAACAGCAGGTAGTGGTTATACTAAAATAAATAAACCTAACTATGGTACACCATTAATAGATGGTGCAAGCCAAACAGGTACAACATTAGTAGCAGATGCATTTGATACATTTCCACAAGCAGGTGATGTATTTACAATTGCAGGTATAGATAAAGTATATAGAGTTGAAACAACTGTCTCATCATACTCTGACTCAGGAAGTAAAGAAGTAAATATAACTATTCATCCTGAACTAGCAAGTAGCCCATCAGATAATGCAGCTATAACATTTATATCTAGTGATAGAGAAGGTGCAGTTAATACACGATTTGATATTATTGACTTTACAGGAACTAAAACTCTTGTAATAGTAGATGGGACAAATGCACCTGCATTATACAATGGTACTACGTTTACTGTATTAGATAGTGCACCATCAGATGTTATAGGTGCAAAAGTTGTAGCTACACATAAAAATCATATCTTTTATGCTAAAGGTAGAGTATTAAGTTTTGGTTCACCGCTTTCTACTACTGATTTTCAAAGTGGTAATGGTGCTGGTAATATTGGTTTAGATAATGATATAGTAGCAATAAAAAGTTTTAGAGATCAGCTTATAGTATTTACAGATTCATCTATCTTTAGATTAAATGGTGATGCACTAGCAACCTTTAATCTACAACCTATTACACGTGACATAGGATGTATACAGACAGATAGTGTACAGGAGATAGGTGGTGACGTTGTGTTTATGGCTCCTGATGGTTTAAGGCTTCTTAGTGCTACTGAACGTATTGGTGACTTTGGTTTAGCACCTATTACTAAAAAGATACAGGGTACATTTAATGACTTTGTAAAACTGCATACAGACTTTTTTAGCTTGGTTATAAGAAATAAATCACAATATAGGCTATTTGGTTGGAATGATAACTTTACAAGACCTAATGCACAGGGTATACTGTTTACACAATTTGCATCTCCGGGTGAAGCATCCGTTATTGACTTTGCAGAAACCAGAGGTATACAGGTAACAGCATGTGCAAGTGTGTATTCGGGAACAACTGAGTTTGTTCTATTTTCAGGTAAAGAAGGTTTTTTACACAGAATGGAAAATGACACATCTAGTTTTGATGGTAATAATATAGCAACTACATTTGCTACACCTTTTTATCCTATCAACGATCCACGTATAAGAAAGACAATATATAAAGCACAGTTCTATTTAGATCCAGAAGGAAGAGTAAACTTTGATCTTAATTTAAAATTTGACTTTGATGAGAGTGGTGCTGTAGTTATGCCAGCAGTTACATTTACAAATGCATCTAGTAATGCCTCACAGTTTTATGGTGTTGCTGCTTATGGAACTGCTACGTATGGTGCTAAGTTACAAAAAGTATTTTCTGCACAGACTACAGGATCGGGTAAGACTATATCTGCACAGTTTGAAGCAGATAATAATACAGATGTTCCATATGCGCTTGACGCATTGACACTGGAATATGCAACACATGCAAGAAGGTAATTAAAAATGGGAACAGGATACACACGTAACGATACAGCTAACAATATTGCTGATGGTAATATCATTAATGCCTCTGACTTTGATGGAGAGTTTGATTCCATTGTAAGTGCTTTTAGTACATCAGGACATACACATGATGGTACGGCAGCAGAAGGTGGGGCAATAACTAAACTAGGACCAGCACAACAACTTACTATAGCAGCAACTAATATTGTACCATCTACTGATGATGCATTTGATTTAGGTTCTAGTGGTGCAGAATTTAAAGATTTGTATATTGATGGTGTTGCGTACATAGATGCTATTAGTTTAAATGGTACAACTATTACAAGTTCTGGCACTGAACTTAATATACTAACAGGTACTACCGCAGCTTCTACAGGTGTAACAATTGCTACATCAGATAAGTTTATTATTAATGATGGTGGCACAATGAAGCAGATTACGTTTGATGATTTAGAAACGTGGGTAGAATCTAATATTGATGCAGGTGCAAATTTAACAACTGTAGGTGCATTAGATTCTGGTAGTATAACTTCTGGCTTTGGTAATATTGATAATGGTACATCTAATATAACATCAGGTGGTTTGTTAAAAATAGATGTAGATGCTGATGCAGATGACCTTACAGGTGACAGTGCTACAGGTAGACTTACAATAGGTGCTGGTGAAGATCTAAATCTTTATCATGGTGGCACAAACTCATACATAGTAAACGATACAGGTGATCTAGTTATTGACACAGCAGGTGATATTGTCTTAGATGCTGATGGTGCAGATGTACTATTAAAAGATGCAGGTACACAATATGGTGCTTTAACTAATAGTTCTGGTAATCTTATAGTTAAGTCAGGTTCAACTACTGCACTTACAATGTCTGGTGCTAATGTTACTGCTGCTGGTAATGTTACAGTAACAGGTGATTTAACTATATCAGGTGATGATTTAGTTATGGCTACAAATACTTCTGGTATGTTATTAGTAGCAGATGGTACAAACTTTAACCCAACTGCTGTAGGAGATTTAAGTGAAATATCTACAGTAGCTAATGACGATGTATTTCTTGCTGTAGATACTTCTGGTGGCGGTCTTAAGAAAATAACTAGAAGTACAATAATATCTGGTTTAGCTGTTTCAGGTGCTAGTATTGGTAACGTAGTAGAGGACACTACTCCGCAATTGGGTGGATCACTTGATGTGAACGGTGAAGATATTGTTTCTACATCAAACGGTAATATTACACTAACACCAAATGGATCAGGTGTTGTTAGAATAGATGGTTCTAATGGTATTGATATGCAATCAGGTGCTATATCAATTAAAAATTCTGGAACACAAAGTTACGTTAGA